ACCAAGGAGCAAACAGGATTAATTGCAAATGTTCTGTTGAAACAGTTTTAATAGATTCTAAGGGTAATCCTATTAAAACACCCCAGCAAGAAAAAATAAAATGATCAAGGGGGGTTCTCAAAAAGGCAAAAATACGGTGAAATGGCCCTACAGTTTAAAATCGTTTAGGATAGTTGAGATTATATGTTAAATAAAATAATGGTCCAATGCTCAACTGCTATTAACAAGTCGTCTATCTATAGAGAAATGCGTGAAGGGATAGAACACATTATTGTTAGTAGCTACACTTTGCCAGATGACGTTGTTATGAACGGAATTTTATATCCTTCAACAGAAATAAATAAAAGCTACAAAACATTAGAAAGAACTTTAGCCCCTGTAGAACATCCTACTAATAACGAAGGAAAGGCTATTTCTGCCAACGACCCTGATTCAATCCATAATTATTATGCCGGTGCCTATAATGAAAACGTTAAAAAGGTCGGGAATAGGATCCATTTGGATAAAGTAATTAATGTTTCTGAAGCTGTGAAAACGGACAGAGGCAAAAGACTTCTTGATCGTATTTCAGAACTAGAAAATTCAGAAACCCCACGGCCTATCCATACTTCTACTGGCGTTTTTTTAACCGTCGAAGAATTAGAATTTGCAGAAAGAAATGGAAAAGGTCAAGAATATAAAATGATAGCTAGTGAAATGGTTTTCGATCATGATGCTATATTATTAGACAGCATTGGCGCAGCTACTCCTGAACAAGGCGTAGGCATGGCAGTAAATTCCGATGGCTCTGAGATTGACATTCATCACTTAGAATTAAATGATGAAGAAATAAACTCGCCAGAGGAATCTAAAAGCTATTCCGATAAAGAAATCGAAGAATTACTTTTTAAAGCCCTAAATAAGTCGCCTTTAAAAGCAGATTATATTAAAGAAGTGTCGGAAAAATCCGTTACTTACTTTTTTAATAAAGAATTGTTTACCGTTCCCTATTCTATAAATACGGGCTCAGTAGCAACGGTGGGAACTCCACTACTCGTGGACAGCAATGTCCAATCTATTCCAAAAACCAACTCAGAGGGTGACGAAATGAAAGATCTCATTTTAAACGCGCTAAAAGAAGCTGGTATCGAAATTGCAGATAATGCAACAGAAGATCAGATTTTAGAAGCGTACAATGGGCTTCATTCTAATAGTGACACCAGCGACGACGAAGGCGCAGACAGCGAAGGCAAACTAGCCGATGTTGTTGCTAATGCGCTTAAACCCGTTACTGACGAACTAGCAGAATTAAAAGCAAAAATTGGTGCTAAACAAGACGATGAAATTTCTACAATGGCAGAGCTTGTTGGTAATAGTGCTACATATCCAGGCCTTGATGCAGAAACTGCTAAATTACTTCCAATTGAAAAATTGAAAGAATTTGCTAGCAACTGTGGCCAATCATACGGTGTATCACCAGTAGTTAACGCCGACGATGACGTCGTTGTTTTAGCTCCTGTTGACATGCCTGAATAAGGGGGACTAACTAATGTCTACAATTTCAAAAAGAACAATTTACGTTGGCCCTGCCGGTGAAGATAACAGCAAGCCATTAAATGTTGAAGGTGTTGCTTTAGCAGCTATTTTACCTGGCACATTATTGACTCAAGCTGCTACTGGCTTACAAGCTAACTCAAAAGTACATACTGAATTTGGTTCAGAATTACTTATAGCGGATAAAGATCAGCAACGTTCTAAAAGTGTTGATGATGCTTGGACTATTAGCGAAAACATGGTGGCTATTAAAGGTCGTTCAGGTGAATTCCTAAACGTCTTAGTAGCAACTGGCCAAGCTATTACTGCGAAAGGAACTGCTTTATCACATAATGGTTCTGGCGTTCTAAAGATTTCTGCAACCAATGGTTCAGAACAGGTGTTGGCTTATGCCGATGAAATCGTAACTACTACAGGCACTCAGTTAGTGCGTGTACGTGTAGCATAAGGGGAATAACCGATGCTTTTTCAAAAGAAAATTATTGGTAACAGCCGCGCAGCTAAAGAACAATGGAACGAAGTAGTTTCAGCTCGTACTGGTGCAAACCGTCAAGAGCAAATGTTCTTTAACCAAGGTATGGTTACTAACGAGGGCATTATCCCTCAAGACGTTTATCAAGAATTTGATTCCGTAACAGTTGAACGTATGCGTTCAGACGACGGTGACACATTCCTAAACGACCTTTTACCACTATCACGTTCAGTTTCTATTGGTAAACTTGTTCACAAGTTCCGCCAAGCTTCTGACGCAGGTAATGCTCAAACTTCAATGACTGGCCAAATTGGTGCTAAACTAGACCAAGTTGAATACAGCTACGATGGTTCAATCATTCCTGTACATGACACAGGTTTTTCTCGCAACTGGCGTGAATGGAATGCTCAAAGCTCAGAAGGCTTCGATGCATTAATTGACGACCAACGTGAATCTGTTGCTACATTACGTCGCCACATGGCAGATCAATTTTTAGATGGGCATGTTGATGCTAACGGCCAATCTATTGTAATTGATGGCTTAAGCTGGGGCGGTATGCGTAACGACGCACGTGTTGCTCAAGTAAGCCTAGGTGGTGGTGGCGTTAACTTTAACTTTACCGACACTAGTAAAACTGGTGACGAAATTAAAGCTGCTTTCGTCCAAGTCCGTAACGTTTTATGGATTGACAACAACTGCGAATACGATGCTGTTTACTATGTATCACGTGAAATTGCTGCTAACTTAGAACGTAAGTTCAGCACTTCATACGACAGTAAGATCATTATGCAAGAATTAGCTGATCTTATGGGCGTAGCCGCTGTTAAAACTAGCTCAAAATTAACCGGTAACCAACTAATGGCTTTCCCATTAGATAGCAACAAAGTCCGTCCTATCGTAGGTATGGGTGTTAACACTGTTGCTATGCCAAGACCAGTTTATAACTCAAACTATGAATTTGTAGTTTGGGGCGCAGTTGGTTTTGAAGTCCGCACGGATTTCGCAGGTAAAACTTGTGCACTTTACGCTTCTTAACGGAGGGCATTAACATGGCTAATGTTAAACGCGTAGTTGCTCATAAAAAATTGTATTTAGCAGTTAAAGGCAAATTAGAGCTTATTCCTGAAGGTAGCGAAATCGTTATTTCTCAGGAGCAATCCGAAGAACTAAGCCAAAAGCTGGTAACTCCAAAAGAGAGCAAAAAAGTTATTGATGAAAAACCTGAAAAGGTTGCTAAATCAAAATAACTTTGTAAAACCAGAAAGCCGCTTTCGGGCGGCTTTCTAATAATTTTTAGGGGAAACCAATGGCTAGAGTTACAATTGCAGAAGTTAGAACTATTCTGCCTACGGGGAGTATCCTAACCGATGACCAAATCACAGCAGCAATTAATGCTTCAACTTGTATTGTTGATATGGTTTACGGAAGCTGCGGATCGGACCTAACCGCAGAATGTTTAAAACAAGTTGAACTGTATTTGTCTGCGCACAATTGTGCCGTTACAGAAAACAGTTTATCTTTATCCTCAGAAACTAATCCGTCTTGCGGGGGCACAGTTACATATAGCTTTAAATTTGGCGAAGGCATAATGGGAACTCCGTTTGGCCAATTAGCCAACACTTTGTCTTCCGGTTGCTTAATGCAATTTGACAAAACCCCCGTTAATATGTTTGTTATAGGCAATTTACATTGAGCCTATTAGACAGAAACTTAGCAAAATACGGGCAAAGCATAACCCTACACAATAGAGATATTAGCCCTCCCTTGTTTGGCGAAGTAGATTTTGATGAAGAATTTACAGGTGACCAAACCGTAACGGCCATTATTAAAACCGAAAGGGGTAAAACCCTATTTGACGGCATTGCTACAGATACACCTATTACCCATCAGTTTTGCATAAAATATGTAGATGGGGTTACGGCAGAAACTTGGATTACCTTTAAAGGCCGTAAGTTTAATATAATTGACGTTGAAAACTGTTGCGAAAAAGACAACTGTCTAATACTTAGAAGCAGCGAACGTGGTTTAGGTGAGGCATCAAAAGCATGATTTTAGATAAAAACAGCCGAAGTGCTATTATTAATATTAAGTCTATTAAAAAGCTTACAAAAAGCGGTATCGAGCACGCTTTCTACACTTCTGCAGTAGGCTTACGTAAAGCTACTAGCGATGAGATTTTAATTAAGCCAAAGGGCGGAAGAACTTATACCTATAGAACGCCGTCTGGCCGCCGTAGGCGCCACGTAGCTTCTGCGCCAGGTGAAACTCATGCAAACCTTACTGGAGCGCTTAGAAGGTCGCTAGGCTATAAAGTTAACGGCGCCAATTCCCTTGAATTTGGTTATGGCGTACAAAGTAAAAGCCCTGCCCCAGACTATGCAAGTGCAATAGAATTTGGTAGCAGTAGAATAAAAGCTAGGCCCTCTTTATCTAACGGCATAAACAGCCAGGTTAGAAACTTCCAAAAGAATTTCCAAAGAGAGATAGGAAAAAGGTTAGAAGGACGGGGAGGATTAATTAAATGAGATCCTCAGATATTGTAAATCAGTTGGCTACAGTTTTACCCTCCCTTGTAGACGACTTTACGGATCAAGTCCCTGTTTCCTCTATTGTACAAAGTTCGGGTGTAGCTACAGCAACTACAAATAGCCCGCACGGTTTAATAGCAGGAAGACAAATTATTATTACTGGTGCACAAACTCCTATAGAAATTTTAAGCATTTCTCGGTTAGGCAGTATTGCAACAATGATTACCCAAACGGACCACGACATAACCGAAAACGCAGGATTTAATGTACAAATTAACGGGTCAGACCAATCGGAATTTAATGGAAGCTTTGTTTTACTTAAGGTACCAAATAGAAGAACTTTAAAATTTACCGTTTCAGATTCCGGCCCAACTAATTCTACTGGCCCAGCCCTTTTATTAAACGGCTCTAGTCCTTTTAATAACTATAACGGGTTAGTCCAAATTACGTCTACGCCTAGTGAAAACACTTTTCAGTATTTAGTTCCTAGCAATTTATATAGCCCTGCAGAGGGAGCAATAATAGCCAAATCCAATCCCCGCATTTCTGCTTCGGTAGATTTTGAAAGGCTATTAGAGGCTTATACTAAACAAGGACAAGATAAAGCGTGGCTATTTGTAGTGCTAGGCGATAGCATTGCAGATAAAAGCCGAAAGATTGAAACGGACAGCACAGATAATATCCAGTCAGGAAATTATTTCAACCAAAGGTTGGTGCAGTCTTTTTCTTTGTATTTGTTTTTACCTACTAACGAACAAATTGCAGCTAGGCAAGCACGCGACAGGTGCGAAGAATTATTAAAGCCTATTTGTAATAGCATTCTGACGTACAAATTTCCTTCGTTAGTTGAAAACAATAATAACCCGTTAATGATAACTGGCCACGGGTTTCAAACATACAATTCCGCATTTTACGTACACCAATATGCTTTTGAATGTACTTTACAAATGGGACCAACAGATGTATTTATTCCCGATATAGACGTGGCTTTCAGAGATATTTCTATAGATATGGGTATAAGTCATGGAAGTGAAAACTTAATTGCTTCAATAAACTTAGATGAAGAGCCTTTATGAAAATTAAATTGAAAATAAATAATGTTCAAAACTATTCAGGATTTGTTATAATAGACTCGGATGCATACGGCAAACCCTTGTCTAAGTTTTGGAGACAGAGATTAAAAGATGCACAAACCGACAATTGTGTCGAACCAGTACCACCTAAACCAAAACCAAAACCCAAAGCGAGGAAGGTTGAGAAATGACTATTATTAGACAGCCAAAAACAAACTTTGTGATTAGCCCTTCCTCACGGACGGCGTTAAACACAGAACAGAAAATTTTAATTGTTGGCCAAATGCTAACAGGTACAGCTACCCCGGGCCAACTAGTTCAAAATATAGCTAATGGCGGAGCGGAAGACGCTTTATTTGGCCCACGTTCAATGTTAGCAGGATTAGTTCGCGCTAACAAATCTAGAAACCAACAAGTTCAAGTTGATGCTATTCCGTTAGCCGATAACGGCACAGCTACTAAGGGTGAGATTAGTGTAATCTTTGCTGGTTCCCCAACTGAATCCGGAACACTAACGGTTATCGTTGGCTCTGAAAAAAATCATAAATATAGTATAGCTATTAGCTCAGGCGACTCGCTTACTGTTATAGGTGATGCAGTTGAAGCTGCAATCACTGCAGATCCTACTGTACAAGCTACCGCATCTAATAACGCA